GCTGAGTAGTGACATCGAGGCTAATGACCCAGAATATATGAAGAAAATGAAGAAAAAGCGAATGATGCGTAAGTATGGAATACAATATTTTCCTATAACTATAACTATTAATAAGGATGAACAAAATCCTGAAAACAACAAAGATGTAACAATAGAAGTTAGAATATGTGCCAAAAAACGATAAATTGCAGCCGTTCCCGTTCCCGTTCCTGTTGCTGCTGCCAAAGTTTGACCGTGCATATATAAATTATTTGAAGATAAATTGAGTTCTTATGTCGGACGTAAGCTTACTTATATTGATGCATATAACAAAGTGCATGTATTTGACTGGGAAACATTAACATGGATTCCTATGCGTAGTAAAATTGGTAGATATATTGTTTTTTCAAGGTCAATGTCTTATCCAAAAAGGTGGATGGAAAGATTATGCTGGATCATTTGATACAATTGAAGAAGCAGAATATTTTAAGGAAAGACTTACGTATGATGATGATGATGGTGATTATTGGGCTGATGTTATCGATACAGAAAATGTTCATGTTATAGATACACATAGTGCTATGTATAATATTATGAAGTACTCTGTTTCATAAATAATTGTTTCATAAATACCGTTTCATAAATATCGTTTCATAAATAATTGATTATTATTTAATAGTATTATTGTTTAATAACATTAAATTTAACTTTTTGAGTGTTATACTCGGGTTCTTCTTCATCATTAAGTGATGAGTTTGCTTTTTTATCAAGGATAGCTTGATTATTTGTCCACAAATCTGGATAACATAGTTTAAAATCAGCCCAATCCGTAATTTGATCGGGAGATGCTTTGTACCAAAAGACAGAATCTTCAAGTCTACAAGATGTAGATTCGAGATTTATTACAAGAGCACCATAATTTTCAGTACATTTATCATGAACTTGTTTAAACATATCAAAAGAAGGAAACATTGAACCATAATTAGCGTATAGTTTTTTTTGTTCAACGACACGATTATCTCTACATAAAAATACATATTGAAAGTTTGCTCTTAATTTTGGAGGTATTCCGATAGAAAATTGCATTGTTAGGATGATTGTCATTCCTTTGTGCCTACCATTGTAAAACATATCTATAATGTTTTTATCTTTAGTCCATTCAGAAGAATCAGCAAGACAGTCATCTAAAACGATTGTGATTCTTGGATCGACGCCTGCATATTCAGGAATAGTATTTATTCTTTTTACCATGTCGCATTGACGTCTTTGAATGGATTTCATAACATCAGCACTATATTCATCATGAATTAACATTGCAGGAACGTGTGGAGAAAAGGTCTTATTATACATATCAGTAGGTGATATTACGGTTACTACAGGTACATCTCTGTGATGATAAAGATAATCGAGAACGAGAGTTGATTTGCCAGAATTAGTTTTTCCGATGAATACTATTTTCTTTAAGTCTGGAATTGATGCCATATTAAATTTTTTTGGTCTAAAAGGGATAAATTTCTTTGATGATACAGGCATATCTATATTAAAAGGAAGAAAATTTAAAACAAAGTAATTAACTTACTTTTAGCACTTTAAGAATTAAGCACTTTAAGAATTTAGAATTAAAAGAGCTATAATGATTCGATATGATTATTGATTCTTATGAAATCCACATCTTGGATTGTTATCTTTTAAGAATTTAGCGGGCTTGGAACAAGGCAATCTAGTTTTTACATTCTTACCATTACAAACAGACCCAGCTTCTAGGACGCCAACAGATGTAGGTTTTAGAGGTTTATCTTCAATTGTTGTTTTTCTTTGATGACTGTTTTGTTGGCTCTGATGACTCTGTTGACTTTGATGACTTTGATGACTTTGATGGCTATGCTGACTTTGAATATTTTTACTATCTTTTATCTTTTCAATTATCAATGAATCGATATGATAAAAATTATCTTCTACGATGGATTCGATCAGTTTTGATACAATCTTTGCATCAATAGCAAATGATGAATGAATCATGCAACATTTTTGTACTGATAAGCAAGTTGTTCCAGATAATTTGCATTCTGAATTGTTACAAGGAGCTATTTCCATTTTATGATTGCATGATTTGCATTTTACAAACTGTAAAATTGAATTGTATTGACAAATTGTTTTACAATTTTGACATGGTATAGTTTCATATGTCTGATACAATGTATCGATTATTTGTGTATCTATTCTTTGCAAGAATAGGTTGACAAGATCCTCAATTTTTAGTTCTTCTGTGAGTACATAAGATATATATTGCAAATTTTTGATCATTTTTTCCTATGACAAGTATATATTATAATGAATGATATACAAAAAAAGTATGTTGATAAAATGATTGAAACATCTGCATATAGATCATTATATAGTAGATTTCGTAAAAATGTTAGTAGAATAATGAATGATTTTCCCACAGGAACAATTGATACATTAATAGGAAAATTTATTATTGTACAAACAAAGAGCACATATATTTCGGTGAAAAAGATTAACAATATTATCCATGAGTTGGAGACGATTAATCCAAATTTGAAAGATTATGGAAAAGGATATTTTCAGAAAGTTAATTCTAAATATGTAGTAGACCTAACTACATTTAGAGAAAGTGAAATATATAAGAACAATTTAGCACTTACACAAAGTGAATTGATTAAAGAAGCAGAAACAGCGGTGGATGATATAAAAGATAATCATCCAGAATATACATTATGTAAATATGTATATATGATGTCAATATGTAAAATTTATAGTGATGAGTTTCTTGAGAATTATAATTTATTATTGAATAATCAAGATAATCAAGATAATCAAGATAATCAATTAGAATATAATGGTATAATTATTCGTAAAGTGTATAAGAAACCATTAAAAAAGATTATGTACATGACGATGTTATCTTCTTATGATAAAGAGCATGGTACAATGTTTTTGTTAGAATATCAAAGAATGTTAAATAATATTCCAAGAAAAGATACGAAGGATTGTATACTCATATTTAACAATACATAGACTACAAAGTACTATTACAACTACTCACTACTCACTACTCACTACTCACTACTCACTACTCACTACTCACTACTCACTACTCACTACTCACTACTCACTACTCACTACTGAGCACTTCAAAAACCTTCAACATCACTCACAAGCGATCTTAAAGAGCCCGGATGTTCATTGACTATTATACAATCTTCAATATCATCTGGTAGATGTCGTACCCCGACATAATGAAAATCATAATAACGGTAACTGTCAACAATTGTCGCAGACAAGTAGTTATCAAAATTGCATTCTGATAACTCATATGAGTCTGCGAACTTGTTATTCCCCTGTACCGCGACATAGATGTCACGATCACATTCCCCATCACCGATATCAGTTCGGTAAAGAAACGTGTAGTATTCTTTGAGACCTGCTGGAGCCATTGGTCTTATCCCCAAAAATAATACACTCTGTTCGAATTTTTGATCATTTTTTTAATTTATTAGAGAAATACATATAGACTTGCATAATATTATTCACGTTCATATGTATTTACTAAAAAGCTAAATATTCATTATTTTCTTTATTATTTTCTTTATTATTTTCTTCATATAGTTTTTTAGACTTAACAAGTAATGTAGGTAATTTATTATCATTAAAATCTTTAATTAAATTGATTATATCATCAAAATTATCACTCTTAAACCATTTACTTACATATGGTTTATCTTCACGATGTGCAACTAGAATTTCTTGTAGATAGTATAAAACAGATTTAATATAATTTGGTGCTATAAAATTATTTGCAAAACTAATAACATCTCCATTAATGCAATTTATATATAAATAAATTCTTGGACAAATGCTTTCAACTAGATCATGAATTTTTACTGTTTGAGCTGTTTGAGGAACATTAAATATAATCACATCTGATACGATGTATTTTTACCATTAATACTTTGATAACGCCACGGAGAAGTTAATGAGAGTGATTTATTCAAGAAAACTGAGAAAGCTAAATCTATATCATCTGTCATACAGAAAACTGTTGAATTATTAATAACGCGCCCTTGTGCACCAAGAATATTATAAACATATGATGCATCATAATGACATACAATATACATTTTTTATAATTGTCTGTATGGTTTATTGTCTGTATGGTTTATTGTCTGTATGGTTTATTGTCTGTATGGTTCATTGTGTATGTTGTTTATTTGTGACTTTTAAACGGTTTAAAGTCCTTTGCTTTTTGTTAAACTTTTTTGTTAAACTTTGATGGCGAAAAAAATCCTGACATCAGAAATTTTTCCTGACAAATTTTTCCAAGAATTTTCCTTTGGAAAAGCCATGTCAGGAAAAATTCCTGATGTCAGGATTTCTGATGTCCGCACACATTTTTTTGTTTTTCAAAAAATTTAAGAGATCGTAACCAAAAAAGCCGTTTTTAAAATGAGTCTTCAAAATTCTGGCATTTTAAAAGTTTAACAAAAGTTCCACAAAGTTTGTTCGTCTTTTTGTTCGTCTTTTTGGTCGCCCTTCTTGGTCGTCTTTTTGTTCGTCTTTTTGTTCGTCTTTTTGTTCGTCTTTTTGGTCTCTTTTCCAAAGATGATCCAAAGATGATCCAAATCTAATCAAAGCATATAAGAAGATTTAATTAGAGTTTAAAATTATATTATATCTAATAATATAAAATGCAAATATTAACTATTATATTAATAGGTGCTCCTTATTCTGGAGCAGATGATGTTTGTAAAATGTTAGAATCTGGATCAGACATGATATCATATTTGAAATATGATAATTCTATGTCTAAACTATTTATCTCAAAATTGTATATAAAGAAAGAAGTCCTTTTATTATCAGTTGAAGAGCATAATGATAATGTACTACTTCCAATTATTAATATATTGAAAATGAGAAATAGCAAATTAAAGATATTTAGCTTCTATGATAATAGCATCAATAGCATGTATTCAGAATTAGTTAGCAGAGTAAATAATGATTCTCTTTCAACTATAAGAAGGATAATAAAATGTTTATCTTCGTACTCTCTAATTTCAGGAATAGACATTAATAAGATAGATTATAGATTACCAGTATCTGACCAAACAAGTATTATTATGAATGAAATTTTAAAATGCATTAACATAAAATTTGTGTTTCCTGAAAAAGCACCACAGAAGGAAATAATAAGTTTTCTTAAAACTAAAAGAATAGATGAACTGGATGTTGAATTATGTAAAATATTTACAATGATTAATGGCAGTAATTTTATTGATTTTACTGCTTTTCATGACGCAGACAAAGTGATAAAAATACTCGATGATTTTTTTTATGATGGCGGATATAAATTATATACAATATGTAGGCATTTCAAATTTCTAGATAAGTATTTAAAAGGACATGTTCCAACAGATGTTTTAGATAAATACTTAAAACATTCTGATATGTTACAGAAAGATCATTGGCAAGAGCGGAAAAAAAGGTATGAGACGGGTGAAATTGTTAGTAAAGAAGAAGTTGAAAAGTTTCTTAATATACTAAAAAATAATTATGGAAAGAGTTCACATGAATCTGTAAACATATTAGGAAAGTATTATGGATCTATAGATTTTAGTAATCCAGATATGCTAGAAGTAACAATGTGTGATTTCTTGCTTACGGTTGTTGATAAAAATGCCATCAATAAAGATAATGACATAGAGGAAGACGAACACTTAGGAGATAAGTATTTGGATATGGAGAGTGGGATCTGGCATATTAGAAATAAGGCAATACAATTGCCTAAAGATTTTATTGAATATGTGAAAGTTCAAAGAGCAAGTGCTGAGTACCCTTATTTTATAGGTCAAAAGAAAACATTTTGCATATATGCAGTAAACAAGTTTACAAACGATCCTAAAAATAATGTTATAGTTGAAATTTTTTTGAAGACGTATGGTTTTTCATATATGGAAATGATTAAGAAATTCAGATCGTATATGAGAGTTACTATACAGAACAACCCTAATAAAAGAAGAAAAACAAGTAAAGAAAATAAAGAAAGTCAAGAAAATAAAGAAAGTCTAGAAAGTAAAGAAAGTCTAGAAAGTAAAGAAAGTAAAGAAAGTCCAGAAAATAAAGAAAGTCCAGAAATTACAGAAATTCCAGAAATTAAAGAAAATAAAGAAAGTAAAAAAATAAGAGTGAAATTAAAAAATAGTACTGTACGAATCATGTGAAATGATTGTGAATTTTTTATCTATAATTTCATCACAAATATCTCTATGTGAAATTAGTATCGTTGTGCTGTAGTATTTTTTTAGATTATTTATTATTGTAATTAGGTCTGTTTCGAAACGTTGTTTGTCGATTGAATCCGCCATTTCATCTATTAGGATGAATTTTCCGGATATAAGATCTTCAAGACCGGCATTCATGGATGTACATAATGCGAGAAATTCAAAACCGCTTAATATAGAAGGATCATTTTGTACACCATCTTTTTCTACATAGAACATAAGTTTACCTTTATTTTGTTCGAAAGATAATGAATATGTTGTTAGTTTTACAAATTGACTATTTGTTCTATCACAAAAGTTTTTGATATAATGATATAATAATTTAAAACTTAGGCATTCAGGATGAAAAACTCTAACAGATTCGGTTAAAATGTCTATTTTTGTAGTCAATATTTCAATATCGGTATTAATATCTTGAATTTGTTTTAATGATTCTTCGTAATCTTTTAATTCTTTTAGATAATTTGAATATATGATATTACATTTTGATACTTTATCTTGAAACTTTTGTAGAGATAGTTTTAAGGATGCATTATTTTTTGAAACTGTGATATATCTAGTATTTAAACTTTTAATTTCGTTCAAGAGAGATTCATTTTGGGTGATTTTAGCATATTGCTCTTTGTAATTTAGATAATTTAAAACTTTAATTTTTTTCTCTAATGAATTTGTATTCAAAATATTTTTGTTTATTGTATCTATTTCTAACCATTTTATACAACTGATTGCATGATTATAATAATTACTGAAAGATTTTATTATTTCATGTAATAAAGATAAATCTTCTGACAGAGTTTTTTTTAATAAGTTAATTTTATTTAATGTGTTTTCGTAATTAATATGATTTTTGTAACTTTTATTTAAGTCACTAATTTCTATTTGATTATTGAAATTTATATCTTCTGATAATTTGTTATATAATTGATAATCTCCAGTTTTGAGTGATTTAATAACTTTTTTAATTAATGAAGTTTGTTCGAAAGTTAACGATACAGAATCAGTACTTATGTTATCAAGAATGTTATAAACAGTTTCTAATGCATTAGGATCTATATTGAGATCATTTTGTAATTGTGTGTATTTTTCTATATCTACAGATCTCTTTTTCATGTTCCCGATATCTAAAGCATCAATAATGTTAAATTGTTTCGGAGGTTTAACTTTTTTTGATTTTGATAATGATTTTAATGTATTGTTCATTTCAATATATTGTGATAATCTTTCGTTAATTTCTTGAAGATTTAATGTTTTGTCAACATCTGATGATAAAGCACTTGATAATTGTTTTAAATCTTCAAATTGTGATAGTTGATCATATAACTTGAATATTTCATCTCTATTCTCAAAATGCTTACTATTCTCAGTATTCTCAGTATTCTCAAAATGCTCAGTATTTCGATTAATGCATTTTAGAATTTTATCGTATTTAATAAAGTTTCCTTTGATTGATTTATAATGGTCAATAGTATATGACGGCCAACGTACATTATTTAAATCATAAATGCTATTATTTATTTTTTCTTTGTGAACAGGTACATCATTAAGTTTTTTTTGAAGATATGATAAAGTGAATCCGTTTGATTGTAATTCTTCAACTAGATCTAAGTTTTCATTGATAAAAGTATTGATAGTATCTAAGTCTAAAGATGTATCATATGTGAAGTCAGAAACCAATAGTGATTGTTTTTCTTTTATTAAGTTTTCTAGAGATGATTTTTCAATGAGAGATTCTTCATATTTAGACTGATGATTATTTAGTTCATCTGTAAGGTCTTCGTGAATGACTTCAACTGGACAAGATTTATTTGAATGTTTCTTTTTATCTTTTAACAATTGCATATTGTTATTTGATTCTTTTAATTCGCTAAGCGACACTTTGTATATGTTTTCGAATGTATTTGTTCCATATAGATTATGGAAATGGTTTAATCGTTCGAGAGGGGACATTTGAAATATATTATTATTTATTCTGTTTGAAAGAATTTGATGTGATGAAAAATTATCAAATGTTCCGAAATATTCTGATATTATTTTTAGAGTTTCAGTTTCTGTTTCGCCATTTAACAAGATATTATCTTTATAAAAAAGTGTTGTTGTTTTAGTTGTTTGGATACCTTTTATTGTTTTTATGAATATCTTTTTCTCTATTTTATATGTGTAACCGTCGCCATTTATTGTGGCTGTGATAAAACCTTCATCTGCATTCCTATTAAGTACGTTCATTTTGTTTTTGCTTGTGCAAGTTTGTTCAAATAGTACAAAAAGTATTATGTTGCATAAACTTGTTTTCCCGACTTTGTTGGGGCCTATTATTGAGATTAGTCCATCAATAAATTCTACTTTGTTTGTAATATTATTACCATATATGAAAACGTTTTTAAATTCGAGACTAATTATATTATATGATTCGCATTTATTGTTATTCTTAGGATATATATAC